GGCAGAGGCAGGTGAGGTTGCTAATAAAGTCAAAAAGATTTTACGTGATGGGAAGTTTGATCGTGAAGCAATAGCAGACGAAGTGGGAGATTGTCTGTGGTACATTGCTGCACTATGTCGTGATCTAAATGTAGACATGACGGAGCTTGCTAGGAATAATCTACGTAAGCTACATGACCGAAAGGTAAGGGGTGTCCTCTCTGGGAGTGGAGACAAGCGGTAAAAACTAATCGGGCGGCAATTCAGCCGCCCTTTTTATTTACTTTAAGAATGACATTTTACTGTATTCTAATACTGCATTCATATTCTGTAGGCTAGTTATGTCAGGCAGTCGTCCTTCGTTGTACGATTTAAACATTTGTATACCGTAGGCACGATCTTCTTTAGATAAACGTCCTAATTGATCTGCAACAATAGCAAGGGGTGATGCACCCCCAAGTGCGGGATCATTAAACTCTTCACGTAAATCTGTAGCTGCCTCTTTGATAAACTTACGTGCAATGATATGCTGTTCTTTTTTAGTTTTACCTTCAGAAGTAGCAAACTCTTTTGCTAAGTTTACCATTGTAGGGAATATGTTACTGATAAATTCATTCTCGGCAATTTTATTCTCTGGTATACGTGACCTACTACCAAGCTGATACGTTGCGTCAGAGTAGCCAATCTCTCTCAGGTACTCACGTACATCTGAATCACGTTCCCTTATTGTAAGACCCGCATATAGCCTCGCACCACTATCTGGGCGTTGTACTTTACCCTGATCAATGGATACACGTTGTGGTAACTCTTCCTCAAATGACGGTGCAGCTAACCCACGTTGTGCCATTTGCTCATAGAAGGAACGGACAAAGGCTGACTCACCTGCATAAGGCAGATCAGCTTCACGTGTGATACTTCCTTTGAAGTCCTTAGCTTCTTCACCACGAATGCCTTGTATACGTTGTGCCTCTGCCATCTGGAATATGGGTGTCAAGAAAGTGTTTGCATACTGACCAACAAAACGTCCGATTGCTTTAGCACGTTTTTCATCACCAATAATATCCTCAGTACCACGTATACCTTCCATGATCTCCTCAAGGAATACGTTACCTGTACCTGTACGTGCGTTAGTACCTAACCATGTTTCGGTAATCTCTTCCATGTCCATGCCGTACCATGTATCAAGAGTATCTTCTTGACTACGCCTATAAAACTCAACAACCCAACCAATCTGTCGCATAGGATACTGTGCAGATAGGTCAACCTGTTGATCTTCGTAAGTTACAGATGTGTAATCCTCAGTACCAAACTCTTTACGTACCTGATAGTAAGATGCCATAGTTGCAATGCCTACCAAGTTACGTGTAATGTCTTGACGATCACGAGCAGTAAGCCCTGCAGCACGTGACTCTTTACTTACAGCCTTACGAATAGGCACAAGCAATGCACCACCTGCATTCTGTGCCATGTATTCCATTGAGTTAAACATAAAACGAGGGAAGGGTACTACAACAGTAAGGCCAGATTTAGTGATAGCTTCTGATGTAGCTTTGAATGGTGCAAAGTCAGGCTGCTTGGCATATGTAACATCTAGTGCTTTGTTTGTGGCAGTCTCAACCATAGTCAAGAATGATGTACCACCTTCAGGACGCACATTAGATGCATCATTTAACATGTCCTGTATCTTACCTTCTTTCAAGGCAGTCTGTAAGTCCATGTCCCAGTTAAGTTTAACCTGACGTTCTAGTTCACCAAGGAATGTAGCACGGCGTACCATGTGTTCTTGCCAACGGTTAGGACCATTGACTGCCCACACAAAATCTTCTACACGTGATGCAACATTATCTGCACCTTTACCTACTAGTGTTTGTGCTTGACCACGGCCTGTATATTCTTGGATTTCATTAATGTTGTTGAACATACGTTCAAACTGTTCTGCAAGTTCAGGACGATCAAGAATGTAATTAGTAAACTCTTCTGCACGTCCTTGTTCCATGAACATATAACGCATGTTGTTGAATGCACCTGACCACGTACCGTCACGAACAAGTGGGTTAATGGAACTTGCAAAGTCTGCGACTGCATCTGCACGTGTCTTACCAGAGGTACGGGCCTTACCATATGTAATAATAGCAGTGTCCATTACATCTGCTAGTGATTCCATAGGAGAACGAATACCTGCTGACTGAAGGTTACGAGCAGCAGTAGCCAGTGACGAAACCATAAGGCCACGACGAATATTTTCTGTACGTAACACTGTACTTGCCCACAGTTTACCTAATGCTTTCTGTGTTTCTACTTTAGCACGTACTTCTTGTGCTTCTTTCACACTTGCAGGTTTGTAACGTTTAATCTGTGACAATTGATTAAGTAATTTACCAGCCTGTGACCCTGATCCAACAACACCCAGAACGTATTCTTCAAAAGACAGTCCATTCTTTGTCAGTTCACTAAGAAGTTCCTCTGATCCTAACAGTTCTTTGTTTAGTGTTAAGTCAAACAACTTATCTACAAGACGTTCATCGCCAGTTGTTTGTAGTGCTTTAGCAAACTCAGGATTATTCTTTAGCCCTGCGACTGTAGCCACAAACATATCCATCTTTTCTGGATCAAGGATAGGTATAGCAAGTGAGTCATCGTTGATTGCATAGTCTGTAAGCTTGACAGTTTTACCATCATTGCCTACATAACCCATGTCACTATAGTATTCACTGACTTTCTTTTTACCTGTGTCACGTACTAATTGTGGATCGACAGTAAGATCACCAGCCTCATCTGCTTTAGAGATTGTAACACTAAAACGTTCTTCAAATTCTTTGATTAGTTGATTGCGAATGTCTTTGTTTTTATTGGCAGTGTCTGCAGCAACTTTACGTATCTCAATAGCACGATCTGTTTCTCTAGCTAATGCCTCTTGTACATCGTGGTATGCACCTCTGCCACCACTTAATGCTTTCCAACCACTACTGATAGACTTAGTAGCTAGTCTTGCTAAAGGAATAGACGCAACAATGTTTAGTACTCCTATACCACTATTTACTGCAGCACCTTTTAAGTCACCATCACGAATACTTTCTTGTACATCTGCAAAGTTGTGTGGTATTTCTACAGCAGTAGTGACTGGATCAAACCATTCGTCTAATCCAACAATAAGATTTAATTGGTTTAACGTAAGATTACCGTCTTCTACCTGTTCTAATAGAGTACTGGATAGATTTCTAGTTACAACATTGCGGTTTTCTAAACGAGCTAGTGTTTTAGCTTTTAGTTTATTTGCCCTGTCATAGTATTTATTACGAACTAGCTCACGTGCGTCTTCAATATTAGATGCGACAGTTGCAATACCTAAACCTTCTTGTTCTTGGAAGTTTTTCATTCCTTCAGTTATACGTTTATCTGCCTCTTCTTGGGTAATAACACCTGCTGTAACTCGTCTTTGTATATTAGGAATATAGTTTTCATAAAAACCTAAGAGATATTTTGCTTCTGCCTCAATTACCTGTTGAAACTTTTCATCTTCCTCAATACGATCATACTCAGCATCAAGTAGTGTAGTTAAACGTTCATCAAACGATAGTTCAACAACAGGTTCTGTAGCTTCAAGGTCATCAGTTACAGGTGGTTCAGTAACATCTGCAGGAACTTTAGGTGGTAGAAGTTCTTCAATGCTTTCATCTAAGTATTCTTCACTGACTGGAACATCAGGATCAGCAATATTAAGTAGTTCTTCTTGTAAATTTACTGTTGCTCCACCCTCTGTGGTAGTACGTATGAACTCTTCAGCATCATCAAAGGTAGTAGTTCCTACAGGTTCTAGCTTTGTTTCTGTAACTTCTTCTTCACTAACTTCAGCTACGGCATTACCCCCAGAAATATCTTCAATATTTAATGTAGGCAAACCACCAGTGTCTCCTTCTCGTGTAAGGAAAGGATTGATCTGTTGTGTTTCACGTTTTGCACCTAGTGTAGGTTCTGTCTCTTCACGAGAAAAGAAAGGATTTATATCAGCCATACTGTGCCTTTAATCTGTTATATACTCACCTGCGTCATGGAAGTAATCATACAAAGTTCTATTTTGATATTGTACTTTTGCTACAGGTATGCCTGTGTAAACTTTAATACGGGTAGTCATTACCCCGTTTACTTTTTGTTGTACTAAAACAACATCACCTGCTTTGTAGGCACCACGATTAGCCTTTTGTATCTCAGCAAGAAATGGCTGTGTTTGCATTTCACCAGATTCTGATTTAGTAGTTTTAAAATATCCATAGCTTGAAATATCTTTAGCTTCACCTGCAGTACTGGCAACTCGTTGACCAAATCTATCTAGTGCACTGAAAGCAGAAGACTTTAGTTGATTTGCTTGAGACATAAGGCGTTCATCTACAACTCCTTCAGCAACATTAGCAATGTTTGCAATGTCTGCTGCAGCATTTAATTTCGCAATAGCTGCTGGTCCCTCACGGCCTTGTAACTTACTTGTAATATTACCATCTATATCCACACTAAACTCTTGATCCTGTCTAGCAAGAGCAAGTGAATCACGTATAACACGTGAACGTGAGTCCTCATTAAACCAAGATACTTCGTCTTTTACTTCAGGTGCAGCTTCATCAATTTTAGTTTGCCATTCTTTTAGTACACCTTCTAGTCGTGTTACCTCTGCTGTATCGCCATCTGCTTTAGCTGCCTGTAACAAACTAAATGTACCTGCGTGTCCTGCTTCTAGTGAGCCATATTGTTTTACTTCTTTTGGCTCTTCTATTTCACCAAGAACACTTGTCATTATGTCCGTGTCAATACGGAAAGGTTCAGTGGTATCGTATGTACGTTCTTGCCCAAGTGTAGCTGCCATTGCTGCTTCATTACGAGGGTCTTCTTGGTCAGATGAAAATAGACTACTGTCTAGCATTGTATCAGGATCAATGCCCCGTGTCTTTGCAGCTACCGCATAGTCAACGTACTGATTAACTGCTGCTGAACCACCCTTCATAATCCATGCAGCTTTAGCATCAGAGAATCCCATTGCTTTAAGTAAACCAGCTTGCTCTTCTTTTGCTTTACGATCCTGTCTACGTTCACTAGCACGTGACAATCGCATACGTGTTGCTTCTTCTTCAGCAAGCATATCAAATTTAAACTTGCGTTCTTCAGCGTCTTCAATGCCTTTAACTATCCCAGTAGATAACCCACCTACAAATGCTCCAAAATTAAACGCCATCTTGTACTCTCCGTGACATTAATCCACCACTGGGTGGTTCTAATTCCATTTCAGTTTGTTCTGGTTCTGCAGGAGCATCCTCTTGTATAGGTGCCTCACCTTGTTTTTTACGTGCCTTAGAAATAGCTAAAGCAATAGCAGACTCAGAAGGTTTATCTGGGCCTTCTGTTTCTTTTGAACCTACGGTGTATTCTATTTCTGCTTCATCACCTAAATATGCCATAGTTTCTATGAGCACAGGCATTACTAGCATACCAACATCAAGGGTATGTTTACCTTCCATGACACCACTACTCTGCAATGCTTCGGCAATAGTAGTAAGAGGAATACCATTTTCCATTACATCTAATAGATCATTTAAATTATCAGGATCAGTTAGTCTAGGAATATAAAACTCTAATGCCTCTTCAACAGTTGTATATTGAGGCGGTTGTTGCCAAGGACGATTGCCAAGTTCAGCAGTCAATGATTGACCTGCAATCGGAGCATCCAATAGTGGCTTAGGTGTATCAACCATTTTTTAATCCTTCTCTTGCCTTACGTATCTGTGCTACATAACTAGCAACTCTTTCGTTTACAGAGAGTTCTTTTGGCTTTTGCTTAGTAGGAACATTACGTGCAAGCAAACCACTACCTGTATCTATTTTTGGTTCTTCATCTTTAGGAAGAGCCAGATTTCTTAATACTTTATAGCCTACATTATACATAATTGTTTACCCTAGTTAAAATAGCTTACCTAAAATGCTACCGCCAATAGTATCTGTTAGGTTGCTTGTAAAGATTTTACCAATCAAGTTACCAAAACCTGCACTTGACTCTGCATCAGATTTATATTTCATAGCATCAAACTGTGCATCTGCTTGTAGTTGAACTACGGCAAGATCGTTTACACGTTTACGTTCATTTTCTGCAGATGTCCAAGCCCACTCCATGTTATCTGCATAGAATTGCCATAAGTTATTATAGGCAGAACTTGATAAACCTAGCAATGCTTGAGCATTAATCTCGTTAGCACGGTTAACCGCTGCAGTATCTGCAGTTGCAATCTCTCTGCGCCATTGTGCATTTGACTGATCAATAATCAAACGGTTTTGTGCATTAAACTGGTCACGTTGGTTGTTAATCTCTGCGTTAAAACGTTCAATGGTATTTACCTGACCTGCATTAAACTGTGCCTGTGCATTAGCTTGTGCGGCATTGAACTGTGCAGTGTTACTCTGTAAGCTTGCAAAGAACTGATCGACTTGGTTCTGTGATGTAGCATTGAACTGTTGTGCAGCATTAAGTGCAGCTTGATCAGTAAACAATGACTGAACACGTTGTTGTGCCTTAAACAATTCTGTCTGTTGTTGATTAGACAAGTTAGTAAGATCGGCTTGTAAGAAGTTCTGAGCATTTTGTACAGCAGCTTGCTGACGATTGTTCAGATTAGACATGTCCAAGTTAGCTAATGCAGATGCTTCTGCCATTACCATAGCCTGACGATTTGTCAGGTTGTTTAGTTCCATTGTGTTTGCAATACGTGAGTTTTCTAGTGCTACCTGTTGTTCAGCAGTAAAGTTCATGTTTGCAACGTCACTAACTTTAGCTGCGTTAGCTACACGAGATTGGAATGCTTGGTCAAACTCTTGCCCTAAGAACTGTGCACGTTGTTGTGCCGCAAGTATAGCACGTTGCTGACGGTTAGACAAGTTCTGTTGTTCAAACTGTGCAGTTACCTGTGCATCCATCTGGGCAATAGGCAATGCAGATTCCATAGCAGCTTGGATTACAGCCTGACCTGCCAAGCTAGATGCTCCCAGTCCACGTGCAGACAGTGTAGCCATTGCATTACGCATTGACCCTGCTGCCCATGCAGGTGTATTGCCACCTTCAAACTGAGCCATCAATGTTTCTAGCTGACCTTGTACTGTAGCTTGTTTAGTAGGTGTGGCAGTTGCAGCTTGTATCTCTTCGTTAAATGCAGCAGCAGTCTGAGCATTAGCTACACCAGAGATAAGTTCACCATCTTGTATCTGGCGTTGTACAGGATTATCCATCAGAATACCTGTACCCTGTGCAGCTTCTACATTAGCTACAGATGTACCTTCTTGTTGTGCTGCAGTAATAGCAGCTACCTGACCTAGTTGTGCAGCCTGTGTTTGATCTACAGTTGCACCAATAGCACCTGCAGCCTCTACAGGTGACATCAAAGCTGCTTGTCCTGTCATAGGCATCATAGCCTGTTCAGTTGCAGCTAATGCAGTAGGTAGTGCAAGTGATCCTGCTACCTGACCTGAGTATGGTGATACAAGTTGACCTGCAGTTAGCTGAGTACCAGTTGGAACTACAGTTGCACCAGTAGGTAACCCAGGAGTTTTAGCCATCTGCTCTTGTACTTGTGTTAAGTTCATGCCTGTTAAATCAGGTTGTTGTGGAATATACTGTTGGTTTAGTACACGAGGATCGTACTGACCTAGGGACACAGTAGTAGACTGAGGTGGTGGTGTTGTAGCCGATGCTGATGCCGCAGTATTAGAAGCCTGTTGTGTGATTGAATCCAGAGGATTAGTAGTTGTACTACTTGTAGCTGACCCCATACCTGTGCCTACATCATACCCATCACCTGTAGTCCAGCTAGAACCATTCCAAGTATATACAGTACCTGTTGTAGGATCAGTTGTAGTTTGTCCTACAGTACTTCCTGGACCTATAGTAAAGTACGCAGGGATATTACCATAAGAAGGAACACCTGCCCCACCTGCAGCTTTAAGTAGTTTTTCTTCTTGTGGATTTACATATGCAAGTCTGTGTGGCTGACCTGCAATTGTAGTTTCTTTAGGTACCATACCACCATCTGCCATTTGACGAGCACGAGTAGTGTAGTTATCCATCTTTTGTTTCTTATCTGGATTGTCATTCAAGTACTGATCAAAGCCACCCATGTCACCTGAGTAACCAAGGTTCTGTGCAATACGTTGTAATGCCTCTGGTTTAAACCCACCAAACTTATTACCTGACGGTGTAGGAATAGGTGGCACAATACCCCCCTGATTCATATTAAACTGAGGTGTATAACCTGTTACTGGTTGGACGGTTGGAGCTTGTGGTGCATTCACTTGAGGTGTTTGTGGTTGTTGTGCGCCTTGTACTACGGGAGCTTGAGGTGCATTTACTTGGGGTTGAAATGGTGTCTGTCCTGCAGGTTGTGCATCTACAGGATAAAACCCAGACGGAATTGGTGTCTGTGGCTTACCATTTACAAACGTAATACTCGTAGTCATACCCGCATTATTACGATACATACGAACTTCATACTGTGTAGGTTGTATGGTAGTAGGTGTTTGTGTAGTAGGTTGCCCCATAAAGTAAGACTGTCCACCACCATAATTTATCATACCTGTACCTGCAGGTTTAGTAAATGTACCTGTCATAGGTGTCATTTGCATTCCACCACCCATAGGGTCCATGTAAGTAGGCATAAACCCTGAGCCTTGATAGCCTGTAGGCATTTGGTAAGATACAGTTTGAGGTAAGTCTTGTGGTGTTTGTATAGCTTGATTGGCAGCCTGTGATACTGCATCATCCGTGCTTGTTTGTTGTTGTGTTTGATCATCAGTTACTTGTGTATCTTCAGTACCAACTTGTGTTGTTTTAGTACCTGTTGCTGTACCACTAAGCGTCTTACCTGTGACAATTTGAAAGTTGTCAATCATAGGTGCAACACCTGTAATCAAACCTTCCATGCCCCAGATGTCTTGATAATCAGCCCAAGGGTTATATGCATTTTGTAGGTCACCTAATGCTTTTAGGTTAGCTTGCATCTGCGTTTCAGTAAAATTACCTGATTGTTGCATGGCATTCATGACATCACCAACCCAGTCTACTGTTTGTACACCAAAATTAGTTAGTTGTTGTGTCATGCTTTCTACATTGTTAATAGTAAAACTACGTAAAATAGTACCATTGCCACCAACAATATATGTAGTAGGCGGTAGTTTTACAGGATTACCATTAGAGTCAATAACAGTATTACCTGCTTGGTCTGTTTCATAGCCACCTGATTGATATTTAACTGTAGTACCACCGTACATTTGTGATGTAGCAATTTGAGCAGCAACAACAGGATTATCTGAAGCCATAATAGCTTCCCAGTTACGAGTATCTCCGTTAGAACCTACAACACCATACAAAAGATTAGCACTTTTATGAGTATACTTAGACCACTCAGATACATCCATAGTAGCGTATAACTGCTCTACAGGAACACCTGCAATTAGTTCAGTCAATTCACGGCTATTAGGCTTACGTGGGTTACCTGCTTTAACAGAGGCCACATAACTACCTAAAGAATCGTCATCTACCCACTTGGGAATAGCAATACCATCTACGACACGGCCTTCACGTTGACCTACTTTGTCAGCAAAACGTTCATCTAACTGTAATTGATTACCGCTAGATTGTGTCGCAGTTGAATCATCTGTTGTTGATGTATTTGTAGTATCAGCTTCAACGTTAGAGTTATAATTTTTTAAGTCAGACACAGATGTTATACCTGCCTCTGCATAGTCACCTCCAAGATTAGAAGAGTTTATCCTATTATTAATTTGAAACTCAGTGAGATTTTTACCTGAAATAGGATCATATATTCTCTCAGCCATTATACTTTACCTTTACTTACCCATTGTCATCCATACCGCACCTGCGATAAACGTCAGGACTCCAACGGTAGCTAATTTTGTTATTGTTGACCAGACCGACTTACGAGTGTCCCGCCAAGCTTCCAGTAAGCTACGCATCTCAGTGATGTCTTTGTGTGCATCATCGTCAAGTAGGCCAATAGAACGCAGAGCTTCTTTAGCTCCACGTCTAGCTGCACGATCTAACATAGCTTCTATTTCATCTGGGGAAAGTTTTATTTCACTCATAATACTATTATATCTTTAGTTTTACACATAAATACTAATTTGTCAAGTTATTTATGGCTTTGTGGGCCAATCAGAGTCAGAAAGATTAGGCCAGTTATCGTGTTCTGGTAAATCTCTTAGTGCTGCTCTGTAGTCAATCATCTCTTGTGACATTGCGACATCGGACAACCCATAGTGGTCTGTGTCTTTCAAGAGTTCATTACGTCTACTGCGATTGTTTGCAGCAGTGGCATTATCACGAGCAGTAATCTCCTCTGCTGTAAGGTCTACTGCTGTGTACTCAATCATCCAGTATCCACCGTCTTGCTTCGTAGGTAAAGCATTACGTTGTGAACGTTGGTTAGCTGTAAGAGTAGGCTTTGGCCCTTCTAGTACACCTACCATGCCGTACTTGTTCATGATACCTGATGTAATGTTTTTAGGAAAAGACACGTTAGGGTTATCTTTTCGTAAGTCTCCGAATGTGTATGGGAACTTTACTACTGTGTTCCCTGAGATTTTAGCATACATGTTGTGTTCTCCTTGTTATGCTATTGCGTAGAA